AGAAGGAAGATTTGGAAATTCTATAAGATTTGGAGCCACAGCACCCGGTCCTAATGACTGGTCTACTTCAGGACAAACAGGAGATCCTATTACAATAATCCGTAATGGTCAATCAGACGAATTAGATGATAAAGGTTGGGAACCAACTACCGAAGATGTAAATAGAGATCCCTCATCTATATATTTAACTTCAACCCAAAAATTAGATAAATTTGTACCTGCATCATTAAATTGGCAATCATGGGGGGCAAAACCAACAGTAATAGAAGATCCATTAGAAGCTTTAGTTTCTCCTACTATAGAAGAATACACTGAACCAGAACCTGTAGTATCAGAAGAAGATATAATAAGTGCTTTAGAACCTGAAACAGAAGAAGAAATACAAAAGGAAGAAGAAATCATAGAAGCTGAAGATAATGCAACACCCGCACCTGAACCTGAATCTAAAGAAGAAGAACAAGATGAATTATCGTTATATGATGAATTAATTGATAGTGGTGATTATGATGAAGAAGATTTTGAAATATTTGAATCAGAAACAACAACAGGTATTCCTATAGGTATAGATTACCAACCTGACATTTCAGCTACTGATAGTCAAGTATTAATAGAAATAGGAGAAACACAAACATCATCATACAGAGAAAACGGTACTTTAAACACTGAAATGTTAATTGGAAAACATTTTAAATTATCACAACTTATACATTCTGACACAGCTAAAAGTAATGGGTGGTCTAATATTCCTGGAGAAGACGCAGGTAAAAAACCTCAATGGACTGAAGAATATATAATTAGAAATTTAGAAAATCTTATGACAAATGTAGGAGATCATATATATGATAGATACCCTAATATGAGAATAACATCAGGATATAGAGCTAAAAAATTAAATGATTCTTTAGGATCTAATGATAATTCTCACCACCCACAAGGATGTGCTTTAGATATTCAAGTTCCAGGAGTAACTACAGCAGAAATAACAAACTTTATTGTTGATAATATTCCAGCTTATGCTCAAGTAATTTGGGAAAAACCAGAAAGTGGAGGAAGTTGGGTACACATAGCTTATAAAGATGGAGATACAAGAAAGAGAACAGATGTATATACTTCTAGAGAAAATATCTTAGCACATTATGGTAATAAGAGAAGAGGGGGAGGAAGAACTAAATATATGACTATAGACAGAGCAAAACAAAACTTAGTATAATGGAAAATCCAAAACAACCATACGAATATGAAGGCAAGCAAGTAGTAATAAACTCTGATAGATTATTATTTAATGCTAAAAATGATTCTTTATTAGTATATTCTAATAAACACATGGCCTTTAGTGCCAACAACCACATCCATTTCAACACAGGAGATGAAGGTGACTTTGTTATAAATTCAAATAAAATATTTTTAGGTTTAGAAGGAGATAAAAACGCACCTGCTGAACATGCTGTTTTAGGAGATAAGTTAGAAAAAACATTAAATAGTTTGTTAGAAATGGTAGAGGAGATGATATTTTCTTTAGAATATACATACCCTCCTTATTGTGTAGCTCCTCCTGTAGGGCCTAACGTACCAGCTGCTGGAACCCCTGTATTTGCAACAGTTAAAACACAAATAGCAAGTATACGAAATAGTATACCTCAATTTAAAAGCGATAGAGTTAAATTACCATCTGATGATATGTATGGAAAATAGAATGATATGCAGAAAGTAATACAAAAATTATTGATAAAAAATCAAGGACTTCTTGAAAAAGTTAAAACTAAACTTCAAGACGAAGGAAAAAAATCTGTTTTAAAATATAAAAATAAATTACCTACTCCTGATCAATTAAAAGAAAAATTTTCAAGTCAGGTATGTTCAAGGTCAACTATAAATAAAGCAGAAAAAAACTATAAAAAACTTAAAAATTTCGCAAAAACAATTCAAAATGCATTAGAAAAATCTCAAAAAGCACTCCAAAAACTACAAGCATTAATAGAATCAGTATTAGCTATATTAGCAAAAATAGCAGCATTAATAGCAACAGTTAGTATTGTAATATCTATTTTACAAAAAGTAGTAATGGTAGCTAAAATACTNATAAAGGGAGTAGGAATGATACCACCCCCTGCCACAGCACCNTCAGGCCCTATAATATTAGCAGATAAAGCATCAACATTAGCAGAAGGTAAAATATCAATTTTAAAGATATTATCAAAATCATTTATGAAAGCTTTAGATTTTCCTAGAAATAAAGCAAATAAATTACTAGCTATAATATTAAAAGGAATAGCAGCAATAGTAGCATTATTAAATTTAGTAAAAATGTTAATCCAAATGCTCGAAATGTTATTTTTATTATTATTAAATAAATGTTCAGTTTCAAATCCTGGTGGAGATGGGTCACAAACCCAAAATGTAGTAAATGGTCAAACACCCGAGGAGTTCCTAGCAGGGATGCAGTATCCAGGGTATGATTTTGATACATTAGATATTGGTCTTGGATCTTTAGAAGGAAAAGACCCATTTGATTATTCAGACCCCTTAGCAGAAATGTACGATTCTATATTAACAAACCTACAATTAGCGGGACAACAAGAGATAATTGAAAAAATATATAATGCTCGATTTGAAATGGTAGGATATAGACGCTATAAAATTTAAAAAAATTATATTTATAACAAACACAAACAAACATGAAAGCAAAAACTTTTGAAAATCTAATTAGAAAAGTAGTTAGAGAAGAAATCGATTATTCGTTACGTAGAGAAATCAAAACACTTAAAGAAGATTTACGCGACGAACTTAAACCAACGATTGTAGAACACACTGAAAGAACAATTAAAGATCCAATTTCTAAACCAGTTAAATCAACATTAAGAGATCAAATAATGGGTAATACACCTATAAAACAACGCCCAACACAAAACTACACATCTAATAGCTCACTAAATGACTTATTAAATGAAACAGCACAAGGGAATACAAATTTAGAATCAGGAAATTCTCCTGTAAGTTTATCTCAACCATTTGCAACAGGTGCTCCTTTACCTATGGATACAGCAGGTATGCCAGATTCAGTAGCAAATGCAGTAACAAAAGATTATAGTGGTTTAATGAAAGCAATAGCTAAGAAAAAAGGAAGATAATAAATGGCACAAGAAGTAGGACAACAAATAAATATAAACCCACTAGATTTAAACCAAAATGTAGCGGTAGGGGTTGTCTTTCCTTTTAATGGTAATGCTGTTTTTAATTCTTCATATACTACTCAAGATCAAGTAAAAAGCAACTTAATAAACGTATTATTAACTGAACCTGGAGAACGAATATATGAACCTAATTTTGGGGTGGGGTTAAAAAAATTACTTTTTGAAAACCAAATAAAAGAAGATGAATTAGAAAGCAGAATTAAAGATCAAAGCGCTCTTTACGTTCCAGAAATAGAAATAACAAACTTAATAATTCAGTTAATCCCTGATAGCCATACATTATATGTACGATTGACATACAAATTTATTATAAATAATACAACAGATTCTATCCAACTTAATTTTATATAATGGCATATACAAAAGTATCAAATAAAACACAAGATAAAGACGTTAAATATCTAAATAAAGATTTTAACACTTTCAAACAACAATTAGTAGAATTTACTAAAATATATTACCCTAATACTTTTAATGATTTTAGTGAGGGATCTCCAGGTATGATGTTTTTAGAAATGGCAGCTTATGTAGGTGATGTATTATCATTTTACACTGATACTCAGTTACAAGAAACATTTTTAGCTTTAGCACAAGAAAAAGAAAATCTATACCACTTAGCTTATGCAATGGGGTATAGACCTAAAATAACAACTACATCAACAACTAATTTAGATATATTTCAATTATTACCTGCTAAAATAGCTAGTAATACTTATATACCTGATTTTGATTATGCTTTAAAAGTTAATCAAGGATCAACATTTGCATCAACGGAGGGCCCCATTTTTAGATTAGAAGATAGAGTTGATTTTAACGTATCCTCTTCTTTCGACCCAACAGAAGTAAATGTTTACCAATTAGATAATAATAATAACCCACAATACTTTTTATTAAAGAAAACAGCTAAAGTTATTCAATCTACTCCTAAATCTCAAACATTCCAAGTAGGGATTTCAGAAAAATTCCTAACCCTAAATATATCAGATAATAATATAATAGGAATAGAATCAATAACAGATTCTGACGGTAATAAATGGACAGAAGTACCCTATATGGCTCAGGATACTTTGTTTGAAGATGTAGAGAACACAGGTGCTAATGATCCTGAACTACACCAATTTAATAATTCAACCCCCTATCTTTTAAAATTAAAAAAAGTATCAAAACGTTTTATAACTAGATTTTTAGCCGATGGTACTATGCAATTATCCTTTGGAGGGGGGACATCAGATAAAGATGATGAACAAATAATACCCAACCCAGATAACATAGGTTTAGGACTTAAAGATGGATCTAGTAAATTAAACACAGCTTTCGACCCATCAAACTTTTTATACACTCAAGCTTACGGAGAAGCCCCT